CGGCTTGTCGTAGAAGGCGAAATCGATTGCAGTCGGGGTCTGGTTGGCTCGGGTGTCCGCGCGAAACCCACCGAATCCGATTTTGATCACGGTATCGGGGTCTTCGTCCGGGAAGCTCCCGGCCACGGTGCCCTTTACCGTCCCGGTTCGGTCTCTCAGACGAGCTGGTCGTCGGTGAGTTCGTCCTCGTCCCCGCTCTCTTCGGGGAGCAGGTCGAGGTCCATCTCCGCGCGAATCTTGTTCTCGTCCTTCCGACGCCACGTCAGGACACCCCGCTCGACAAAGGTGCCGATGCGGTCGTAGCGCTCCGGGTCCTTCGCCTCGGATGCGAGGGTGAAGCCGAGCTGGGGATAGAGTCCGGGACGCACCGGACCACCGAAGGCGTTCTCCACGACCCTCGGGACGATGTACTCGTTGATGAGGTCGCAGACCGACTGGCCATAGAACCGGATCCGCCGGATGTTCTCCTGCTCGTCCTTCGTTTCCGCGAGGTTGTAGGTGCCGGTGTCTCCGAGCCCGACCAGTGAGCCGGTGGACTGGAGCGCCAAACTGATCTGCTCGTCGCAGAACCGCTTCATCGTGTCGAAGTCCGGCAGCTTCCCTTGAGGGGAGAGCCACGCGACCTCGTAGCCGTCCGGGACCACGATGACGGGGATATCCGTCGCCGTAGCGGAGGCGAAGATGTCTTTGAGTTCCTTCTGCTCGTCCTCATCGAGGACCGAGCTCACCGAGACGTAGCCGGTGCCGTGGGCTTCCGCCGCAGCTACTTCAATCTGGGCGACGAGTTGCTTGATCTCGACCCAGCGCACACACCTGCGAACCGGCGGGAGTCCTTCGGGGTCGGTGTCCCCCGTGCCCGTGGAGTACAGCAGGAGGTTCTCGGCCGAGATGTCGACCTTCTTGTCATCCCGGTACTTGAACCGGGTGGCGAGCCACTCCCGCATGGGCTCGTCGAAGACCCACTTGTTGACCGTGCTGGGGTCTCTCCAGGCGAGCTTCTTGATACCGCCGTCCTCGCGGTCGACGATGTTCCAGAGCCCGAAGCCGTAGAGCCGATCGGCCAGACACCAGTTCTTGAGGAACTGCTTCCACGAGGACGGCTTGGAGAGAAGGTTCTTCTGGAGGAACACAGCCTGTTCGGCGAGCCGTTGCTCCGCGGTGTCCGGCGTGTCCTTCGGGAGCCCGAAGTTCCACTGCCCGCTGACCAGTCCTTCGTGTGCGGAGTCCACCGAAGAGCCAACCAGACCGTCTTGCTCGTAGACATCCCAGTAGACGCCCGGCTTTCCCTTCACCCCGCGGGCTCGGTAGCCGAAGTCCGCCGACTTGGACTTGTCGGGCAGGCCGTCGACGTAGTGGACGTGGGTCTTGCCCTTCTCCTCGAGGTTCTGTGCGAGCTCGACCGACAGGCCGTTCGCCAGCGTGATGCGCTCGTACTCAGGTACGTCGCCGTCGAGCAGCTTGGAGCGTTGCTTGACCCCGTATTTGTTCCAGAGAGATGTCACCAGCCTTTGGATGTCCTCCGTGATGGCATGTTGCCGACCTTGCGGATCGGCCCGTTGGGTGTGCCCTTCTTCGTCTGCTCCGCGGCGTAGTAGGCCAGCAACGAGGCGAAGAACTCGTCGGCGTGACCCGACCCGTCTTCCGCGGCCTTGAAGCTGACCTTCTTGCCGGTGGTGTGCTTCTTCGAAATCTTGCTGAACGCGCTCCGGATGTCCCGGTCATTCGGGATGCGAAACGTGTTGTTCTCCATCGCGAGGTGGAGCTTCGGCACGTGCTCGAAGACGTCCGACCACTGCCCGCCTTTGACCTCGTGGACCAAGCGACGTCCGTAGAGCCTTCTGAGATTCTGTCCGAACTCCGCACCCTCTCCGGTCGCATCAACCGCGACACCGTTGAAGACCCGTGCCTGGAGGAGCTCTGTCGCCTCATCGAACTGGTCGGAGTAGTCCTTCTCCGTCCCTGCTTCTTTGAGCGTGTGGACCCTCTCCAACCAGTAGGCCGATGAGGTGTCCAGCAGGTCCGCCAGTGCCGACTTGTGCGCTCTCGATGCGAGATCGATCCCCGCGAAGTGCTTGCCCTCGTCGGGGAGGTCTTCCGGGGCGTACTGACTCCGCCGGATGAGGTCGTAGGAGAAGTACTGGTCGACATCGGAGAGGAACTCGCAGCAAAACTCCTGCCGCCACTCATCCGGCGTGTACCGCTTTTCCATCTCCGCGGGGTCGCCGGGAAAGCCCTCCTCCGCGGCCTGATAGATGTCGATTTCGTGTCGGGACCAGTCGGCGTAGATGCCGTCCGGGTCCGTGTAGATACGGTGGAAGACGCCCGATGCCCCGAAGGGAGTCGAGCAGACAATCACTCGCAGGTCCGGACGGGCCTCAATGGCCGGGGCAACACCCTTCCAAATCTCTCGGTCGTGCTGCTGAATCGCGAACTCATCGAGGATGATGGTTCCCGACCGCGAGCGAATCGACAGCGCGGGCTTCGCGATGATTCTCGAGCCGTTCCAGAACTCGACCACGGTGGCCGACTGCTTCTTCGTCGGGAGTCGTAGCCCGGCGAGCTCGAACTTGCGCAGCCATGACTTGCAGCGCCGCAGTAAGTCTTTGGCGTTGTCCAGGCTGGTCGAGCACAGGTAGACATCGTGCCTGGACCGCGAGAGCGCCGTGAGAATGGCGATGATGACCAGACAGGTGGAGATACCTATCTGGCGTGCCTTGAGGATAATCATCCGGCGCGAGTCATCGTTGATGACCCTGCGCTGGTACGGCCTCAGATAACCCCGGAGAATGTCGCGGGGGTCCGCGCTCAACTCTTAGATGGGTGGTCTGGGTTGTCGCTCCTTTCCGGCAAGTTTGTCCCGCAGCTTCTGGATGATGTGCTGTGCGTCCCATGCCCACGCGATGAGATGTTGCAGCGGGGAGGTCCCGTGCTCGGTTTCCGTGGAATGGACCTTGCGGAGCAGGCCGACCAGCTCCTCGTGAGAGAAGTCGAAGTCCGTGCTCCACTTGCTCGGGAGCCCGAAGCCGGTGCCCTTCGAGACACCCCGGCCCCGATGCCATTCACGAACCGCGGCTGCCATCATCGCAAGGTCCAGTGTGTGCCACTGGTGGCGGGCGTTGTCCGGAAGGTCTCCGAGGAATGCAGCCCACGAGTTCGCGAGGTCCGGTCGGTGCATCGCAATCAATGCGACCTTGGCCCAGCGGTTCTCGAGGACGTCGATGTCCGCGCCTGTCTGCTCCGCGAGCTCTCGGATGTGCTCCGGGAGCTCCGGCGTCTTGGCGGCTTCCTCGTTGAGTGTGAGGTCAATCACCGTGACCAAGGCCCAGCATCTCTTTGAGTTCTTCCGCGGCGTCCCCTTCGAAGCTGTGAGAGACGCGTTCTTCGTAGAGCTTGTGGAACTTCATCAGCATCTGGAGCGCCTTCACCTTGTCCGACGCGTTGATCCACTCGTCATCTCTCGCCAGTGCCACGAACGACACCTCTGCGAGCACCTCGTCCCGACCGAGCTGGTAGGGCTCCAGTCGCTTCTGGATGGCCTCCAGGACTTTCTCGTTCTTGAGGTTGTCCATCGCGGAGGTCTCCGGGTCGGAGTACCCCGCTTCTCTGGCCGCGTCAGTGGCGTTGAAGCGCGATTCGCCGACATAGGCATCGACGAAGGCTTGCTGTTTTCCGGTCAGATTAGCGATGGGGAATCGAGTCCAAATCCGGGGAAATCCTGTGAAGCTCAAGAGGAGTGCATACGTATGCACTCATTGGCGACGGTGCCCTCCGTCGCCCCCTCTACATGGTACGTGCAGGATCGGGGGGAGGTAATCCACGACCCGCGCTTGACGACAACTGGAAACAAGAAACAAAACTGAACACGCACATTGACAATGCGCCAAAACTTAACAAATATACACCTGATTACGGGTTTACTTATCAACGCAGGCATTCGTACAGCGAGAACAGTGATGATGTGGAATCGACGTGAATTGAAATCCTACTATTCAGATTATCGCGATCCGGAGTTGGAGCGCGGTTTGGTCCGGGCGGTCTTCAGTGCGCTCCGGGAGTCCTATGTGGTGGGCAAGCTATTTGACGTTCCTGAAGAGAAGTGGCTGAGAGGACAGGGACGCTGGGCCCTGATTAATCGTCATCTTCGCGAAGAGTTGGACGGCATGGAAGGTGTCGTGGTCCGGGAGGAGTCCGTGGACGTTAACGGCTTCCCTTTCCTGATTGTGCAAACTCCGAGCTTGCTATTGCATGCTAGCAAGACCAATGATCCGGAGCTTGGCCCAAAGTCCGGCGCAGTGAGGGACTCGCTGGTTGAAAGCTACATACAGGGTAAGCTTCCGAACGTGGGCCTGGCGGACGACAAGGTAGTCCCCATCAAGAGCTCCCGTTGCTTCGGGAATATCCTCTACGGCCCTCGACCGGATGAGGCATTGGTTCCAGCATGCATCGAAATCGGATTTCCGTGCGGGAACAACGAGTCGTGGGTGCATCGCGAGAACATCATCGCTCGCCAGCGAGAGTACTATTCGATGCTGCGGGATCATATCTTGGAGTGGAAAGAGACTGGCGGACTAGACGACATCATCTACGCTATGATAGCCGAGCAGTCCCGATACGAGTTTCCCGGTGAGGAAGCTCCTTCTGTCGCTGAAGAAGAATTCGAGGTGGAGGACATTTCTGCACCATCCGTCAAGCTTAAGCCGTCTGAAGACGAAGGCAACGAATAAACTAGGAGTGATCTGACATGCGATCTGGAACCCCCGGGTTTTCTGGAGACCGCCTTCGTGAGGCGCGGAATTTCAGGGGCTTGAGCCAAGCTGCTCTTGCTCGTGAAATTGGCGTTTCACGCACCGCAATTCACTACTACGAATCTGGAGACAACACGCCTAGCGAAGAAACCTTCGACACGATTTGCACAGAGCTTGAATTTCCACCTGAGTTCTTTCTCGCAGATGACGCGTCGTGGCAAACAGACCGGACAATATTTTGGAGATCGCTGTCTAGTGGAACCAAAAAAGCCCGAGATCGGAATGAACGACTTTCGGGTTGGCTAGAGTATGTCGCGCATTTTCTGGAGAGCTACGTCGAACTCTCGCCGGTCAACATCCCAAAATATGAGGCTGACTACGCCTCTATCGACTTTGAAGAGATTGAGGAAATCGCAGGACGAGTTCGTAGCGCATGGAATCTTGGTTCAGGGCCCATCTCCAACGTAGTTTGGTTGCTTGAGAACAACGGCGTCACGGTTAGCCGGTTGTCCCTAGGGGACGAGCGCCTAGATGGATATAGCTTCTGGTCCGATGATGGTACTCGTCCTTTTGTCGTTTTGAATTCGGACAAGGCCACAGCCGTAAGGTCGAGATTTGATGCGGCGCACGAGCTCGCCCATCTGGTGCTTCACCACGATGTTCCAGCGCGACTCGCCAACAAACCTGAAGTGCGAAAACGCCTCGAGAATCAAGCCCATCGCTTTGCTGCTGCTTTCTTGTTCCCGAGAAGTAGCTACTTCAAGGACGTACCCACGCCGAGGTTGAGACGTTTCCAACGCCTCAAGTCAAAGTGGCGAGTATCCATCGGCATGATGGCATATAGAGCGATGGACTTAGATCTGATCGACAAGGAAGAACATAGACAGCTTCGCATCCGAATGAGCCGACGGGGCTGGACGAGGAAAGAACCACTTGACGACCAACTGACACCCGAACAACCCGCGGTTCTGGAGCACGCAATCAAGTTGCTGATTTCCGAGCGGATAATTTCGCGCGATGAGTTGCTGCGGCGCTGCCCATTTGGCGCTCGCAACCTTGAGGATATAGCGGGGCTGCCTCGCGGCTACTTAACCGATGACTCTTGGGGGAGTGTCCATCGAATAGGCCTCAAGCCGGTGAATTCCAGGGGCGAACCAGGAGAGAGCTCTGGCACTTCCAACTCGGGAGCTGCTGATGTTCTTGACTTTCCCGGAGATCCCAACGGGTGAGACCTGTACTCCGGTAAGTCGAGGCGCATCACGGATGCAATAGTTTCTGACAACA